TTTAACGACATCATGAGCGTGCTTTACCCCGACAAGGGTCAAGCCATCGTAACCGATGCCCGCACCGCAGTCGACAAGAGCGTGTGGATCCTGAGAGCGGTTTCTACAGTTGCGACCCGGATAGGCTCCCTGCCTTGGCATTTGATGAACGGCGACAAGGTAGTGGAAGGCAAGTCAGCAGTCTTGACTAGGCCCTCACCAAACCAGACTGGAACTGAATTCGTGGAAAGAATCATCGCCTGGGAATTGTTACAGGGTACGGGTATGGTTTACGTCGAGGTTCCCGCCATCAAGGGTCTCACCGTCCTCGATGCTGACATGATCCTCATTGACAAGGGCGGCAACATCAATTACCGCGAGCCGGGATTGAACGGGCAATACTCCGATAGACAGTTACTGAAATCCAACATTGTGCTGTTCCCGAACTTCAGCATCACGGGTCAGCTCGGTCTCTCTGAACTACGTCCCATTCTTGACACCGCCAACATGGATGAAGGCGCCAAGCAAGTTTGGAATAGCCAGATGAGTTCAGGCGGTGCTTTGGCCGGACTGATGACGACCGATTTCAAGTTGACTGGACCCGAACTCATGGCGGCTAAGAAGGCATGGGAGGAAAAGTATTCGGGTATCCAGAAAGCGGGCGGCATTGGCTGGCTTTCTGCTGGTTACCACTTTGAGAAACTGGGCATAAGCGCAGCCGATCTGAAACTGTTGGAAGTCAGCAAGGTTACCCGTGAGGAAATAGGCGCGGCATTTGGCGTACCTGGTGTGTTTTTGAATGATACGCAAAGCGTGGACTACAGCAACGCGCAGACACAAGAGCGCATCCTCTACTCGAATACGATTATCCCCAAGGCCGACAGACTGGCGGACCGGATTACTACGTTCCTGCTGCCGCTACTGCCAGGACTTAAGGGGTTGACGTTCAAGTTTGACTACTCGGGCATTGAGTGTCTACAAGCAAACAGGCTAGAGCGGGCGCAGAGTGATGAGATAGAGTTCCGCTCGGGCAAACTGACCATCAACGAGGCGCGGATACGGGATGGGCTGAAGAAGGTTGCATGGGGAGATGTGTTCTGGTGCAGCGCGATGCTTGTTCCAATTTCAACATCCGACTTGCCAGAGCCGCCCCCACCTGTTGCACCTCCTGCAACTACTGAACCTGTTGTGCCACCTGAGGGCGATTCTGTGCCCGTGGCTGAGCCAAAGGGTATCAAGGCGTTGCATAGCCCGGAAGCGCGTAAGCTCATCGCCAAGGCGTTCATTGCCAAGACTGCCCCACAGGAGAAAAAGTTTGCACAGGCAACGATGAAGGCGTTCAACAAGCAAGCCAAGGTTGTTGAATCATGGGTGGCAGATGGAGCTAAGGCGGTTGCAACTAAGCCCCTTCGCGCACTGCTTGATGATTCAGATTTTGTGGATAACTGGCACTCACTGTTCGTGGCGTTCGGCATGCAATCTGCTGAAGAAGTTGCTGCTCGCTACTCCATGGCCGTTCCTGATGGTTCAGCAATCCTTAAGTGGATTCGAGCGCAGGAAAGCAAGCAATCCAAGCTTGTTAACCAGACAACTGCCGATGAAATCTCGCAGATATTGGCAGACGCGAGAGCCAATGGAGCCTCGATTCCAGATATGGTCAAGGCTACGAAGGGCTACTTCGACAATATCGCCTATCGTGCCGAGCGAGTTGCCCGCACAAATGTCATAGCAGCCAACAATGCTGCTGCCCAGGATGTGTATACGGAAAACGGCGTTAAGCAGCATGAATGGCTTTCAACAAACGACAGCCGTGTGCGCGATGATCATGCCGAAGCAGATGGGCAAGTTGTTGGAGTAGATGAACCGTTTAACGTGGGGGGCGAATCCCTAATGTATCCAGGCGACCCCGCTGGAAGCGCAGATGAAACAATTAACTGTCGCTGTACGATTTTACCTGTGATCTAGGAGGCTAGTCATGGACGCAACGAAGATGAAGCGCATATTCTATCCAGTAATCAAAGGTGAGACGATTGGCAATATCGCGTCTGCCACAATCACCACAAATGATACGGATAGACAGAATGAAATCATGGAACCCGATGGAATGAGCATCACCAATTACATGGGCAATCCCGTTGTGCAGTATGGTCACGCCTATCAGGGCGCAGAGTCTATTCCCGTTGGACGCGCAATATCCCTAGAGATTGTCCACGAAGGTGACCACAAGGCAATCAGGGCACAATGGGAGTGGCAACAAGATGATGTGACCCCGTTGATTACCGCTGTCAAAAAGTCATGGGAGCGTGGATTTCTGAACACTGTCTCTGTTGGCTTCCTGGCAAACGAGTATCAAGACAACACGATTGCCAAGTCTGAGCTATTGGAGTTCAGCATTGTTCCCGTGCCCGCTAACCCTATGGCCCTGCGTCTCAATGGATTCACTGATGCAGAGGTCAAGGCGCTCGGGGTTGATGTGACACCCGAAACCCTGATTGCCGACCTTGAAGTCTTAGTTACGACTAAGGAGGGGCGTGTGTTGTCCAGCAAGAACTATGAGCTGATTACTAACGCCATTGATGCGCTTACTGCGCTACGTGAAGCAGCTACGACTGAGCCGAAAGCTGAATCATGGCTGGAAATGTTGCATAAGGCGCTAGGGGCATAAATAACGATGGGGCATGTTGCGTGGAATAAGGGGATTCCGATGTCGGAGTCTGTTCGGGCCGCGCTACTGAAGGCAAATCGTGGTCGTTCGCTTTCAGAGGAACACAAGGCAAAACTGTCTGCGATTAGTAGCGCCGCATCTCCTGAAACTCGCGCAAAGATTTCTGCGGGCCTGATGGGGCACAAGATGTCTGACGTAAACAAGGCCGCATTATTGAAGTCTCACCTCGGGCTTAAGCAGTCCCCTGAATGGTGCGCTAACAAGGCCGCGTCAATTACCGGTCCGCTTAGCCACAACTGGAAGGGCGGGGTTACTCCTCAAAAAGAGCTTATTCGGGCAAGCGCCCCTTATGCAAATTGGCGCACTGCCGTGTTTGAGCGTGACGATTTCACTTGTGCAATTTGTGGTGAGCGTGGCAAGAAGTTGCAAGCGCATCACATGGACTGCTTTGCAGATTTTCCAGAAAGACGATTGGACGTGGATAACGGTATCACGTTCTGTGTGGACTGCCACAAACAATTCCATCTTCAGTATGGAACAAGACACAATCGCCGGTGGCAGGCCGATGAGTTTGTGCTAGAGGCATTGAGCAAGAGTACGTCAGGAGACGTGCAGCCCGGGCCGATAGACGATTTACTCGCAACGTTAGAAGTCTATCAAGTGACCTGAGGAGGTCTGAAGTGACTGAGCAAGAGAAAGCAATGCAACAGGATATTATCGACGGGGTGGCAGAGAAGCTGGTAAAAGAAGGCTCCTTTGCAACTCGTGATCAGCTTCACACTGATTTAATGGACGCCATGAAGTCTGTAACCATTACCCCCGATCTTAGCGCAAACGGGGAACTGACCCCGAAGCAGGAAGCGGAAGGCAAGGCCGCATGGTACAGACAGTGTCTCGGTAAGGGTCTCCCTTGGGAAGCTAAGGCCTGGACTAGCGCAACATCTGGCGCTGCTGCCGAGCTGATTCCGACGGTTGTCGCAAACAGTCTTGTGTTGAAGTTGGACAATACGCCCTTCCGCCGGTCCGTAACGCAGTATCCGTACAGCCCGAAGGGAACGATTCTGGCAGAATCAACACTGCCGCTGGCCTACCGTATGCTTGCTGGTAAGCCCGTTCCTGAAGCGACCCCGACGCTTTTGCCAATTGAATATTCCACTTCTGGCATCATGGCATGGATGGGAATCGACAACGACCTCATTCGCAATGCCACGATTCGCACCATCCCCTATATTGAGGATGCCCTTGTTCGCGCCATTGCTCGCAGGGAGACCTATGAGTGGACGCTTGGTATTCATGGCGGGGCTACGTTCGAAATGACCGGCATGGTTGGACGCGCGACTGCCGTTGATATGGTTGCAACGCATGACACTCTCGCGGAAGTTACCAAAGCCGACCTGCTCAAGTTGTTCTGGTCGCTTGATGGCATGTACGCTGATGGTGGCGTACTGATTGCGCCCAATTCATTCCTGGCACAGATCGCTCTTCTGAACGATCCTCTCGTTGCTGGCGGAATGAACTATTTTGACATCGGCACCATGAAGTTCTTCGGTGGAATCGATGTGATTCGTATGCCCGAGAGCTGCTTTGACTCACCCGCGGATGGCAAGGTTGCCGCGTACTTTGGTGATCCTAAGGCCTACTACCTCTTTAGCGATGGACCTATCCAGATTGCCACGACCGATGTTGGCAAGACTGCGATGACGATGGATCAGACGTATGTTGCCGCGAAGGTCTACACAGACGGCAATCTGATTCAGCCGCTTTCAATGTATGCACTGAAGTACAACACAGCCTAGCAACCGACGCACTATCGGGGGCTGGAAACGGCCCCCATTTGAGGTGAACTTTGAAGTACAGAGTTACAGCAAAGATGCCAACAAATGCAGAAGGGTTCAAGGCTGGGGACGTCATTGAGTACGACCCCGAGGTTGCCGTCCTTCTGATTGCCAAAGGCTACATAGAACAACTGGATATTGAAGAGAGCAAGAGCGATAAACAGTTGCGTCATTACAATCACAAGGCATAAGGAGGGTGTCGATATGAAGCCTGGGGGCCATATGTCTGATGAAACTCGGGCAAAGATTTCTGCGACACTTATGGGACGACCTGCGTGGAATAAGGGCGTGTCGCCATCCGAAGAAACTAGAGCAAAAATGTCTATAGCTAGGATGGGGAATACAAATGGCCTCGGGGCATATCGTTCAGAAGAGACTCGCGCAAAGATATCTATTGCGATGAAGGGGCGCATTGCGTCTCCCGAAACGCGGGCAAAAGAGTCTGAGGCATGGGAACATCGTTTGCCCGTATCAACCGAGACGCGAGCAAAAGAGTCTGCGGCTCAAAAGGGGCACGTCATGGCCGAATCTACTCGGATTGCATTGCTTAATGCGAATCTTGGCAGCCACCCCTCCGCTGAGACGCGCGCTAAATTGTCTAAGTTCCATAAGGGGCTGCCCTCGGGATCATTAAGTCTCAGGTGGAAAGGCGGTCAGGCGGTAACGCGCCGAAAGTTCAAGGCTAAACGTCGCACCCTTGGTTTTGTGCCACTGAATACATACTTTGAGGGGTGCGAAGCCCACCACCTTGACCATGACCGCATTGTCTATATTCCGAGAGATTTGCATCGCAGCATCCGACACAATCAATGGACTGGCAAGAATATGGAACAGATCAACGCGCTTGCGTTGTCTTTTATAGGAGGGGTCAATGCCTAGCGCTTTGAAGGCCATAACTTCATTCCAGTTTGCGGGTCTGACCCCGACCGTCACGGGTGTGGTCAACGAGGTCACGCATACCGTAGCGCTGACGGTACCGTATGGCGTACCCGTGACGGCATTTGTTCCAACGATTACGATTTCAGCTCTTGCTTCTATCGCGCCCACATCGGGTACGGCTGGGGATTTCACTTCCCCCATTGTTTACATGGTAATGGCTGAGGACGCTTCGACACAGCAATACACGGTGACGGTTATTACGTCATTGACCCTGCTGAAGCAGTACCTTCAACTTGCCGAAAATGATGTGAGCCGGGATTCGCTTCTGCAATCCATGTGGGATGATGCGCTCATAACTATTGAAAATGAGCTGAACTACGAGGTCACAAACCATGCGGTTACATATCAGATAGTAGGAAACACGATTATCCCCTTTCCCGAACCCGTCTATTCCGGTTTGATGGTCAAGTATCGCAACGACCTTACTGATACGGATGGTACCTATGACACAACGCTCACGCCATGGATTGACTATTATGTGTATCCGCGGCATATCGAACTGCTGACCTCGCGTTGTTCCGACCCTCGCATTATTCTTACTTATGTTGGTGGCTGGCCTACCCTCCCCGCTACGATTGAGAATGCCGCAAGAATGCTTGTGGCATATCAACTTCAACTGGTTACGACAGCACAGCC